CCCCCTCTACTGTTTTACCATCCATATCAGTGTAAGACCTAGCTGTGCTTAAACTGTTTATAAACTTTACCATTGTGTCGTGTTCTTTAGGCTTTACAAACTCCGTACCATCGCCCATAAGTTCTAGTTTTGATAAGTCTTTGTCCGGGTTACCCTCGCCGTACACCATTTTATCAAAGTTTTCTGGAGTTACATTTGCGTATTTTTTCCCAGTTTCTGCTATATCTAGATGATCTAAATAAGGAGATAAAGTGCCCATAAGAACATTAGCCTCATTCTCAGCTCTGTCTTCTGTATCGTTTCTTTGCGCTCTGCCGGCAGCTAACCCTGAAAGATAAGTCATATCATGAACGCCGCTAAAATTGATGTACCCATACCTATCATATTACTAGAATACCCAGCTTTTGCTTGTTTGTATGCGCCCCTTCTTGCAACCTCTCCTTGGGCGGCTGTGCCTAAACTAGATAAAGCCCCTGCATTTACGCCTAGCCCTATGCCGGTTATTTCTTGTAGTAAAGATTGGTTTATTTGTCTTTGTTGCACTCTTGCGTTATTTACACTTCCCGCTAAAGATAGTTGGCCTTGTCTTTGTGCAGCATTTTGTTGTTCTTGTAGTTGAGCACCAGACAATCCTGCTCCTCCATACCTTTCTAAATTTCTTTTCTGAATTTGAGCAGCAATCTCTGTTTGTTGTTTAGTGTTTTCTCTAGTTCGGTCTACTAACTTAGTACTGTCTAGTTTTCCTATTAATTGATTTTCAAAGTCTCTAAAATTATTTATATAACTTGCGTAGTCGTCTCTGAGTATTTGAGCGTACGTTTCGTCTGGGTCGCTTACATTTTGAAGCCCGAGTTGTGAGAAAGAATCACTCTGCTGGTTTTTCATATATTCTTTCATGCCGTCTGTTAGTCCTCTTATCATCCGAATATACTCACTTTATCATCATCATTTACAACGCCTTTGTTATAGCCTTGCATTGTTTGATAAGCACTTCCTAAACCAGTGCCTACTTTTTGTAAACCTTTTATCATTCCTGCACTTCTTGTGTAATCTGCTTTTGCTAAATTTAAAGTGTCTGTTGTAGATATTTTAGAAGCTTGGGCTAAACCTGAAACTGTCTGATTAGCTATACCTGCTCCCGCTTTTACTCCAGAAACCTGGTCACTTAGCGCTCCAGTATATCCTTGGGTAGCACCCTGTAATAATTGATCAGAACCAGCCATTACTAAATTAGCCTGGTTGTTTATACTTTGTACTGCTTGTCTATTTGGATTCATAGTAAGGCCTTGCATGGTATCAGCTGCCGCTCTACCTTCTCCCATAGCTATTAAAGAGTCTTCATCTCTAAACGCATTAGCTGTACCCTCTACTATTCTAGGTTTTATTGCTTTGTCAAAAAAATTCTTTTGGGCTAACCCAACAGCTGCGCTTGCCTTATCAGTTTCACTTGCTTGGTAGTCTGATTTTTTTGGTTTACTCATTCTACTTTTCTCCTATAAACTCTTGTATCTAAATCCCAACCTCTAGCTATTGCATAAGGTTCTAATTCGGGTACATGTGACTGAGCTTCTATGTACTTACACCCGGAGCTTTTAGCTAGCTTATTAATCCAATCTTCATGGGCTAGCCATTCTCCACTGCCTTTACTGTAAGTATACGCTATCCACATATACAATGTCTTGTCTTTTGTGTACCTATCGGTTTCGGTAGTAAGTACTAAAAACCCGACTGGAGAGGTAAATAAAAACGCTCTTTCATTTACACACTCACTATAAACATCTTCTGGGATAAAGGTTAGACTGAGATTGTCTGCTAATATACTTTCTAAACCTGGTTTTACAATGTTCCACGTGGAACGTATATCAGTAAGTACCGGTTCAACAAAGACATTAGTAGTCGATCTCCTTTCCATATCTTCCATAGCGCCTCCTTGGCTTACCTATTCCTTTGTATTTTACTGTTCGTTTTACGCCCAGATCCCCGCCTCTTGCACGAAGTTCTGCCTGCATAATTTCCATATTAAACTGTGCTAAATATTCTCTAGCTGCACCTACATCGGTCCATTCTCTGTTTGGCATGCGAAGTAGCCTGTATAAAGTGCCATATATTAAAGCATCTCTATATTGATTAGATATTGTAGTATCAATGTTGTTTGAAGTTCTAGATGGTTTTAAAGCTACGCTAGCTAAAACTGGTTCGGAACCACTTGGTACTGGTACTAGCCAAAACGTGCTTGGTGTTTTTTGTAAGTATACGTGCGGCTGTCCAGTGCGTTCTCTCCAGTCAGGGTAGTTTAGATCTAAACTACGTGGGCTTATTGGATCCATGTCTCTACCGTTGTACGACATTAATAGTACTTGATGCACTTCTGTGCCAGTAGGTATATCAAAATCGTATTCGTAAACACCTGAAATGGTGTTAAATGCGTCCATGTCTAATATATATGCTTTAGAACGTTCGCAAAATTCTATAGTAGCCGAACGTAAGTTAGCCTCAACTAGACTGTCGGGGCAAAAAGGAACGTAAGGTAAAACTTCTTTTACTAAAGAAGAGTAACTTGCCATTTTAGCCTCCTTGTCTTGGTGCTGCTACGGGCGGTAGGTTTGGAGCTGCTCCTATATTACTAGTTCTATCATTGTTCGGGCTTAGTAGCTCCTGGGCTTGTGAACCTTGTCCGACACAATTTAAGAACAGTTGGTAATGAGACTGGGCTCTTTGTGCATTACCTGCGTATTCAGAATCTTTTTGGTAAGCTCTAAATAGAACATAATCTATTATGCCGTTTGCATAAATATCATCTACTGAAATAGTTGCACTACCGTTAGCTAAGTCTGTTGGAGAAGCTGAATAAACAATTTCTACAAACGCGTTACCTGCTACACCTGGGTACACATAGTAGTTTCTTGGGTCATCTTCATCAAAAATGTAATGTTTAATTACTGTAGTATGGGCTGCATCCCCACCAACACTTGGATCATGCCAGTCGGGTTCTTGTGTGTTTAATATATCAACATTAACAATCCTAACTGATCTTTTACCAGTAGCACTTCCGCTAGCTGCGGACATATTTCTTACTACTTTAATTAATCTTAGTCCTGCGCTAGGCAGAGTTTGTTTTGTGCCAGTTACGAGTTGTACATTGGCTGTAGTAGCTGAAGACTCGGGTCTAAAGTTTACAATTTCTCTTTGGCCATCGTTTATATACCTGATTAATTCAGCTTCAGGCCACCTAACGCTGGTGGTGTCTTGTAGGATATCTTTAATCCTGCTTAATATATTACTACCTGTAAGTGTCCCGGCCATAATTCATCCTCTATTGTGCAGCTTCTAGTTCTGCAATTAAATCTGTTTTTTTCTTGCGTCTGTCAAGTTCAATGCCTAGGGTGCGTCCATGTTCTTCTAGTTGCGCCTTTGTCATCGCTTCTAAATCTACTGAAGGTGTAGTTGCTTCTATAACTTTGTCTAAAATTTCTACAGCTTCTTCTATGACGGGTTCTGCTTTAGCAGTTTTTGCGCCATCTTTTACTTCTGTGCATCCTGCTTGTAAACATAACAATCCTAAATCATTTGCTACTTGTTTTGGTTCATTTGCAATTAAATATACACTTGCACCCCAAGTAGAAGCTACTGATTTGTCTTCATTTGATACTATCCACATAATTTTTACTCCTTAAATATGGGTGACTAACATTAGCCACCCATAAAATATACCACAATTAATAAGCTACATCTAATCTTATTACACCAAAGTCTTCAGTCTGTCCTGTGTGGTCAGAATGATAAACTGGCTTTTTAAGACCGAATATTTTACCAATTGAAATACCGTTCTGGTTTCCATAGTCAAATGTGTCTTCAACTATTTCTGGAATACCGATATCAGCCATTGCTAGTGCTTGTGCACCTGCGAAGATACATGCAGAACCATTGACATTAGCGTCAGCTCCCCATTTGTACCCAGCTGAACCAGCATTTGATGATGTTCCAGTAGTAGCTCCGTTTGTGTTAAACACATGTCTGAACTCATGGATCATAACTCCGTCAACCATTAGGCTTGAAGAACCTGAGAACAAGCTTGAGCTTGGTCCTCTTACTCCAGCTTGTCTTACGTTAGCAAGGAAGTCTGAATCAAGTTTTAGGTCCGCCATTACTTGTGGAGTAACAAATAGATGGAACATCTCTTCGTTTCCTGCACCTCTTAAGCCTCTGATGTATTGGTCTTTAGCGTAAGCTTTTAGATCAACAATAGCGCCATAGCTTAGTTTGTCAGCTGCAGCAGTTGCAGTAACATCACCGGCTACGATACCATTAGTAGCATCAAATCTTCTATGTCTATTAGAAGTTGGTGCTGTTACATCACTTGAGAACTCTAAGTCGTTTAGGTTTTGGCCTGAATTCATTGAAGGTCTTAAAGCTCCATTGTTTTTCAAGTTATACCCAACTCCTGTTAGAGTAAGGAATGCTAATTGGTCCATTCTGTCAGCCATTGCATAAGCAAGTGCATCTCTTGAATGTTCCCTAAAGTTTACAACAGATTTCTGGTCGTTCATTCTACCAGATAGCCTGTTAGCAAATCTTAGTTGGTCAATTTGCACGACTAAGTCGTACGCTCTTAGGGCCTCTTCATTACCTTCTAGAGTATTGTCACCAACGATACCATCACCAGTCATATCGGCTAAAAGTGTTAATACAGCTCTAGCTCCTTTTTCTGATTGAGTAAGTTCAGATATTCTCTGAACCATTGCGTTAGATCCGCTACCTGCGAATTGGTTAATGAAGGACATATTTCTAGCTACTCGCCAGAAGTCTCTTGACCAGATCGTTAATTGTTCACTGGTTAGAGCAGCAAAGTTTGTATTTGCCATGATAATTTCTCCTTATCATTAAAGTTTAATAACCAGTCGACTTTTGGAGCGACTTTTATCCGTATACCCACTATCGTGCGGGAAACGCTCTCGTTATTTACGGAATACGAATCCGGTCAGTTTAACGCCATGACAGGCGAAAACGATTTTTTACAGGAACAACCCTGGTCAATTATCGTATTGACGGACGAACTTACTTAA